ATTTTTAGGTTTTTGAAACTCAATTGTTTGTTGATGTTGGTTATATGTTGCGACGACATCACTTTCTAAAAGATTACTAAATTTTTTCCATCCATTTTTTGTTAAAACTTCATGGGCTTCAGTAAAACAATCATGATTTCCCAATATATGTATCGTTGGTGCTATTTTGGCCAATTCTGTTAGAGACCAAGATACACGATCTATCATTTCTGGAGAAATTAAATTTGTTTTGGAGTGCACAAAATCTCCATTTTGTACAATTAAATCAGGTTTTAACTCGTTTAATTCTTTAAAAAGAATCTTGAAACCTCTTGTAAATTCTTGATGTCTAGAAATGCCACGCCAGTGAATATCAGAAATGTGAGCGATTTTCATTGTTTTTCCATATGATTATATTATCGAGTTCAATTTATATTTCAATTTATACTCGATATCATAAAGTTTAGCATGACTTAATAAATCATTAAACTCATTTTTAGTTTTGGAACCAATATCATTAGAATCATTATATTCTATTATTTTAACTGGGACACAGAATTCATATAATCTTTCTGCTATTTTCATAGTTTTTCTTTTGGCATCTGGATCTAGTCCCAAAACAATTGGAGTTTGATTGATGACAATCTTATGAAATAAGTCATAATTTGCTGTTAAATCTGAGCCTAAAATACAAGTTGCATTTTCATTACATTTAATGAGATCAAAAACACCTTCAACTAATGTTAGTTCTTTGTTCCATTGTATATTAAGTTCATTGAATATGATATTTTCTCTTTCAGTAGTTGGATTAATATATTTTGGTTTAATATCTTTTATTGTTCTAGCAGAGAAATAATTTAATTTCCCGAAATTATCAAAAGATGGGACAATGATTCTATCATAAAGGCCTTCATAATTTTCAGAAATTCCAAATTTCCAATACCAAAATTCCTCTTCGGTTTTTATGCCACGATCTTTTAAATAATTTATATATTTTTTATAAGAGTTGTTATTGTAATTTAAGCTTAGTAGTTTAAAATCATCTGGCAATTGAACAACAGCGTTAATGTGTTCTTCGTTGATAGAATGATCATTTAAAAGAATTGAATTTTTATATTCTTGGATATAAGTTTCAATATAATCTTTTTTATATTTTTTTATTAAATGCAACAAATTTTTTGATTTATAGTTGCATTTCCAACAATGAACAAGATGTAAATTTGTTTCTATTGCCAGTTTTCTTTTATAATAACTTGTGCCTTTATAGGATTTGCAAATAGGACAAATAACTTGTATATTTAAACCATTATTTGTTATTTGCGCATCGCCAAATAATAACTCACAAAATTCTATGAATTGTCCTTTTGTGTGTATATGATTGTGGTTCGTATTTTTCAAATTGATCATACAAAAAAAGATATATTTCTTTATTTATCATAATCTTAAACCAATTTGAACCATTTGTTTTTAGTTCCCAAATACCAAGATACACTCCAAGCATTTTGTCTTCGAAAATTCTAGCATCAACACGATTATCTTCTTTCAAAGCCCAACAAAAAATATGATTGGTTTTGCCGGATTTTAAAATTGCCAAATCGCCCAATTTGATATCGCTCATACTACAACACACCTAACGTCAAAATCAGGATATTTTAATTCAAAAATTCCCCCTTTTGGTGGATACATAACCTTATGTTTTGTGCCAATTTTTAAATCATAAGCGTCCGCCGAATATACTCTAGGAACAGAATTGGAAGTCGTTTTAATAGAACCATATATATTTTTAACAACAACTTGGTTTACTGATAAAACACCAATATTATTGTATATAATATTATCTAAATCATTTAATACGATAGGTTGATCTATTTCAAAATTTTTGATAGCAAAATACTCTTTTACTTTTTCTATTATTAATTGTTTCAATAACTGTTTATTAACAGAAGTTTCTGCACTAATTGAAATGTCAATTTGTATATTAATAATTCTGGCATCTAAAACATCTATTGCATCATTTGTTAATCTATATTCATTAATATATGTAGAAATATTCTCTTTTAATTTGTCTGGTGATAGAATCAATAATCCATCAGAATCTCTAGAAATAATATATAATTCTGTTGCTAATGGATTTGTGCTGCTCTTGTGTGCAGTAGCCCTAAAGACTCTTCCAAAATTTGAAGGCATTGTATAAATTCTGGCCAACAAATCTTCTTTACTAACAATTCTAGATTGAGATGCTTTAATGGAAGGAATTTTATCTTTTAATTCATCTATTGTAGGAGGATCTTCACCACCCGAAGCATTTCTATAATTTATAGAATCTAAAGAACTTCTTACAAACTGCGCTTCATTTGGTTGAGGATTGTTTGGAAAAGAAATATTAACAGAACTTACGCCACGAATTCTTTCAGGACCAACGTTATGAGATAACCCACCACCATATCTGTATTGTACTGTTATTGTACTATTTGGCGCTATTGTTCCTAGTGTAGTAGTTTGTAGAAGATTAGCTGGGTTAATAGTAAACCTAGAAAAATTCTTTTTCCCATATAATGGTATTGCAAACTCTGACGGATCTGGAATTATATCATCATCTAATGATTCTGCACTTCCACCGCCAAATGTTAGAGTTGTTAATCTAGTATCTAAAGTCATTCTGGAAATGAATCTAAATGGTGCAGGTTTTATGGTTAAAGTATCTCTTACAAGAGTATTATCATCTTCTAAATTATCTGATCTTTGAAATACTGTATCTTGTGTTAGATACTCTACTTCAAAATATTCATTGCCTTGGTTGTCATTAACACTAATGATTTCAGTAACGTTTTCTTTTGATAAAATAAATTTTTTAAATGGTTCAAAATTTCCAATATAAAAATTCTCTGTAGTTATAAAACCGGAAATACACTCACCAGTTAAAGACATAATGAATGTTGTTATGTTGCCGTTATTATCATAACTACCTGGTGTTTTAGAAGCTATATAGTTGCCGTCAACATCAGTTTTAGTAAAATCTAAATCTTCCGTTAGTTCAAACTGGACTCCATTGTCTGCTGGAACTATTGTCCCTTCATGAATTATTGGTAACATAGCAGGATTTGGTACAAACTTTTCATTATCAATTTGAATTGCATTTACTTCAATTAAAAAAGTTTGATTTACAACTGCAGGAGACGCACCTACTATAGGAACACCTGCATTCCTTAAATGTGTTTCAATGTTTTGTGTTTCAATTGCAGTTTCTGGATTCATTTCGTGAAATTGATGATCCAAATAGAAAGATTCAACATCACCAACGTAAGAAGCAAGTTCCAAGAACATGCCACCAAGACTAGATTCAGAAAAGTCATTTATGTTTTCTGGGAAATGTGTTTTAGCATATTCCAACAAGTCTTTTCTAAAACCTTCAAAATCTTTATTGAGGTATTTTCTCTGTTTAATTTTTTTAAGAATATTTTTCTTTGAACTTATTGTCATATATTATTACTTTGTTGTTAAAATAACTTCTAATTCTTCTTTTAAAATATTAAGTAATGGAATGGTATAATTTATTCTTAGTCTTATTTTTGACATTCCATCTTCTTTTTGAACTGCAGATTCATAATCTAATAAATTAATAAATGGCATATATTTGGTTACAGCTGTATTAATATTGACCATTGCTTCATTATCAAAATTTTCTTTATTACTATAGTCAAACAATAAAGGTCTTAAATTGGCTCCAAAATTATATTGAATTAATCTTTCACCGTGATTTGTTAAAATAAGATTTTTCAAATTATCTCTTATTTGATCTACAATAATATAATTCATTTCAAATAATTCATTGTCTTTAATCCCAAGTTTAATAGGCGTTTTTATTCCTATTGGGATTAAAGATTTATTATTTTCTACTGGATCTTCATTAAGCTTTGTGTCTTTACGAATACCAACATTCTTAAAACTAATTGCCATACAGTTAAATATAAAAAGTTATTTTTTAATAAAGTTTATATCATTTTCTCTAAATATTTTTTTAGAATGTTGATCAGCTTTTGTTATCTCGGAAATCCTATTTTTAGAATCAGCATTTAAACCTGTAATTACATTATTTCTTCCAACACCAAACATGGAAGGGATTGGAGCACCTAGATTTCCTGTTGCACTGCCAAAAGCCTTTTCCACTTCAGAAGTTAAAGTATCAATTTGTTTTTGTAACAGTTCTATTGTTTCTTGATAGTTCTCAAATAAAAGCACTGGATTCTTTTTATCTTTCGGATTGCCAAAATTAATTTCTTTGCTTTCTATTTGTATTTTTCCTTGATCATCTATAAAGAAATACCCTAAATCTTGATCTGGTTGCCCTTCTCTGATTAGCAATACTGAACCTGCAACACCTTCTTCTCCATCCTTTCTAGCAACCATTCTAATATGGTCTGCTTTGCTAATGGCAAATGATTTGCCAAAAGAATTTACTTTGCTTGGATTTATTCTTGGAGAATCGGGAAGTTTCAAAGGGCTTTTTGGGTGCAAAGATACTTTTAGATTTTCATCTCCATTTGTTTGCATAGAAACATAATGAAACGCAGCATCATTTTCAAAATCTGGGTCTCCTTCTTCGGGATTGTTTGTGTTTTCAAAACCTCTAGTATATGGTGCCTTATCTGTTTCTAATTCTTTTTTACTATTTGTAACAACTCTTGCTGATGTTTTTGTTTTTTTTGTTTTATTTGGTTGTGTGTTTTCTGATGCTATTTTTCTACCACGACCAACTACTAAATGTGCAGTACCTGATTGACCTTTATAATCTTTATTGTCTTTATTTGTTATAGAATTTGTTCTATCTTCTCCTAATATTAAGGCAGCATTATTAGAACCTTGTATAACTAAATCTCCTGGTCTTTTTCTTATTCTTGGAACAGGCTCTCTCGTGGTAAGATTATAAGTCTTAGAAGTATTTTTTATAAGATCAAATGCATCTTGTTTTTTATTTACGTCGGTTTCTTTATTCTTCAAAGAAAATGTTTCTGGAGTATTTGCGCCATTGGGAAAACCAGGGATCTTTGGGTTTTCTTTTAAAGAAAGTTTATCTTGTGTTTTATAATTGTCTGGTGAACTAGTAGGATCAAATCTTCTATCATGATGAGTGTAATTTGCATCTTCTACGGTTTGTTGAGAGCTTATTCTGGTAAACCAATAACCTATTTTTGTACCTTTGCCTGAATAATCTTCATATAAGACAAATATTGTTTCTCCAACTTTAATTGGTAACATTATGTGACTAGAAAATATTGGAAACAATATTGTATTTTGTTTTCCCATTTGTCCAGCACCTTCAGATATTATTTGTGCTATAACAGAATTAATAGGCATAACACTAACAAGTTCTGGATTATCTACTGTTTTTGCTAATTGCTCTATTTCTTCCTTTGATAAGGAAAATGGATCAGCAATAACCTCTATTACGACAGCTTTCTGTAATACTGGTGGTGTTGCTTTGGAATTAAGACTTCTTAAATCTCCACCAATTTGGTTATTAGAATTTCCACCAACAAGTTCTCTAGAAGGATTATAGTTCATTTTCTATTCTTAGCTTCAAATCTATCATAAATATCATTTTCATCAGTTATGTCTTCTTCGTCTGTTTCGATTGCTTCATCCAATATTTCAGCTAACCTTATTATTTGTTCATTTGATTTATTCATTCTTTCAAGATATTTTGACAATGTTTGACCATGAATTGCATGTTCTGCAGGACTATTGTGAACTTTTTGATATAAATCATTAAACATAATATAAGCATTTCTGCGGTCTAAAACAGCATTATTGTAAATCTGTTTCCATAAACTTTTCTTCTTGTCATGCAAAGAAGATAACGTTTCTAATAATCCCGTAAAATCATCCATGTTTTTTTGTGCTTCTTGTTCTAAATCTTTTGGAGTACTCGGAACGAAGTCACTATCATCATCATCATCGTTATTACTGTATCTATTTGACATATTTTATTGCCCTTTAATAATATCTATAACATCTTCTAAATTTTTTAATGATTGTTCTAAATTATTTGGATGATATAATATTCCTATACCACCAACTTTCTCTATTTGTGCTATAGATTTTTCTCTATCATCAATCAATAATGGTTTTTTATAATTCCATTCAATTCCTTTATCATCTACTATGATGACTCTTTTTTTATCTAAACCAAGATTATTTTTACACCAAATTCTTTTGCCTTTTTCTGAAATCGGTCCTACTGGAGAACTTAATATAATTGGGTTATATTTTTGTATTGAATCCCATAATACTTTTCCATTATGGATCCATTCTAAATTAATCCACCAATCTTTATGGCTAGCAATGTACCAATACAACAAGTCCCTAAAGGCCCTATCACCTTTTGTACGTCTTTGAAAATCTTCAAAGGTATATTGACATGGCTTATCATCAGAACGCCTTAAAACAGCTCCTAGAAGCTTTAAAAAGGTTTTGTTGTTTTTTATTGAAGGTTCAAGATCTTTGGTATTATTAACAAGAAAATTTCCCGTAGTAACAATGCCCTTTTCAAAATCTACTAAAACACCATCTAAATCACAATAAACTTGATAATTCAATTTTTTCATAATATCTCAATTGTAACATAATATGAATTTAATTTAAATTAAAATCATTCGTCATTTATATAATGGTTCTCTAAAACTTTATTGTAAAGATCATTCTCAGAATGTTTAGGAACATTAAAAATATTCAATAATATTCTGAGTGGTTTATTATAAGTAACAGTGGAAGAATGACATTTTTTACATAACACTCTTCCATTTTCTAAATCCCATAATTGTTGACATTGAATTGCTTCAATTAAATTTGAAACTTTATTTTCATATAAAATTAATGAAAATGGTCTTATGTGATCAACTTGTAAATTTCTAGTTGCGTCACAGAAAGAACATTTAAAATTATCTCTTTTAAAAATTGTTGTTCTCCAAATTTTATATTCATTAAGATCTCTAACTTTTTTATAAAATTCTTTTTTTGTTTCTTTGGAAAAAGTA